ATCGCTGCTTTCAATACCTGAACCAGAGCTTGTGCCGCCCTCCGCCATAACGTGCAGCGCCGTCATTAAACGCTGGACGGTATCTGACATGAGTTCAACTGCGGCCCCGGATGGCATCTTCCGTCCGGTAGCAGTCAGGGTGCCACCATTGTTGATGTACTCATCGGCCAGAGAGCTTCCGTCCTGACTGCGGACATAAGTTGTTGAACCTGCCGGAATATTCGCGATATCCGCCTGTGCATCAGCAAGCGTCATATACTGCCTGCTGAGAGGTACGAGGTTTTGACGAATTTCATCGTTTTTCGCCATCATCTGGCGCCAGGTATCCAGCGGTTCACCGCCGCGGTCGNTAACCGTTCCGGCCGGACCGTTAACCAGTTCGTCAGCGCGCTTGACGTTATCCAGGAATATTTCTGGCGTCGTCGTTCCCAAAGGCGGGTTAAGTTCGGCCATGTTTTTTGCTCCAAAAAAGGCGTTCGTCCAAACGAGGGTTTGAGCGAAAAGAGTTAATTAGGGGAGTTTTTGGTTTTAGGCGACGTCGCCAGGGTATGTGGCGTCGTCGTACTGGTAGAACGATTCCAGGTATTCTTTAGCGGTGACCTGGCATGTTCCGTCAGACTGCGGGGCGATCTCCTCTACAATGGCGTCGTAGACGTGGCGCGTTGAGCCGCAGAACACCAGGCGGATCGGCTCGATGGTTGCCGACGACAGGTCAACCTTCATCGGGTCATCAAACTCGCTCAGGTGCGGGACTGACAGCTGAAAATCGCCTNACCCTGCTCGCCACCATCAGCCCGGATGCAGAACCATCCTGATAGCGGATCAGCGCGCGGGGATTTTCGAAAAACCAGTCCAGCGGCTCCGTAACGGTGAAGGTCGTTACACCGCCAGCCGTTGTCATCGCCTCCACCAGACAGGAAATCGTGTTGTTACCCGGAATATCATCCGTGAGCACGATGCGATCGCCAAGGTTGTAGCACAGCGCGTCCAGCTCGGTAGTGGTCTGGAACGTCACCCGCTGCTGCAGATATTTCATCAGGCGACGCATGCCGATTTGGTAGGCGTGATCCTGATTCAGTACCCCATCGAGTTTGTNAGTTCTCGATTTTCACTGGCGTCGGATTGTCCGACGTCCGGCATTTAACGGTCTCCTCTGCCCAGGTGACGCCGTTGATGTACGTCACGTCGACGCCATCAAAATCATCGTCGGACGGTACGGTAAATCCGCTCTGCAGCTCCTCCACCATCTCATGCGGAGTGATCACGCCAGTCCAGGGCTTAATCCCCTCACGGTTGACCGTCGCCAGGCCATCACTTAACAGGAAGCGGGACTTGCCGGCATTGGCTATCTTCTGCAGCATTTCCAGCGCTGAGATACTGTCGCCCGTGGCGAAATCGAAATTTTCGCCCCGTGGCGTCCAGTACGCGGATTCCAGCGCGTTGATGGTGTCGACATCCATCTCCAGCCCCAGCGAGTTCCCGACATGCAGCAGCGCTCCCGAAATGGTTCTGGCCGTTCCTGAGTCATAGGCGCGCGTGGCCACAACGTTAACGCGACGGTCTGACTGCGCCGCCAGCTTCCCGCCCGTCTCAACGGTCACCGCCATCAGCGACACGCCGGGATAGGATGAAGGGCGCGTCAGCAGTCGCCCGCGCAGTGCCTGCCAGTACATACTGTCTCGCGCGTTGTTTGAGCCCTGCTCATTGCGCCGACGGCAGCGAACCTCTACCAGCCCCGGAGAGCTGAGGGTGATCCGCTCAGTGAAACCTAACCCGTTGACGNTTTTTCAGCGCATACTCGCCCTGGTGACTCACCCACCCCGAACCGGAACCGTAGACGCGATACTGAATCTCCCACTCAACGTGGCGGATCCGTTTTTTGCCCTTACTGTCAAAGCCGCAAATACCGTTCGGGAAAGAGAAATTCACCTCGAACATATCGACGGTCTCATTTTCAGGGCAAACCAGGAACGGCCCCAGCCAGCTCAGCGTGTCGTTAAGACCAGTAGCCTCATAGTCGATCATCGTCCGGGGGGAGAATCCCGGCCATGACTCATCAACGGCACCGGAAACCAGGCGCGCCACCGTCGCCGTCGTGCCGTCGGCAGAGACAATGCGGTACTCATTCCCGCGGTGAGCAAGTGAAAGCCGTTGCACCCCCTCCGGCATGCCGGAAAAGGCCGTTCCCGTGGCGCTGTTATAGGCGAGTGTCACATTTGCCGTTACCGCCGGGCTTCCGCCGGTTGATGCCGTTCCGGAGATGTAAACCGGGGCATCACCGAAAACAGCCACAGGCAGCGAAGAGGACGTGATCGCCCCACCCGCGAACGGACTTGCCGCCTCGGTTATCAGTACGGTGCCGTCGTGGTCCTGCGCAACCAGGCCGGAACCAGTGAGTCCCTCGGTGATTGCCGCCAGCAGTCCCGACATCGAGACGTAGTTAGCCACCAGCGACACCGGGTAGGTAACCCCCTGCCAGGTGATCGTGAACGTGCTGGAGCTGGTCGAAAAATCGTAGGTGGTCGGGGCCGCGCTGGCCTGGAGTTTTGCCGCACTCCCCCCGGTGCCGGGCACTGCAGCCTGACCGGGGGTATATGACGCGATAAACAGATCGTAATCGACAGAGTTAAACCCCAGCGTCACCGGCATACCTACTACCGGCGCGATCTCCGTCAGCAGCGGGCTGGCGATAACACTGTATCCAGCCGCCGAAGTGATCTGGTAGTTCGCCGGGGCTTTCAGTTCGACCACGGCGCCGGCGACCCAGCTGGGCGGTAGCGCGTTATCGTTCTCGTCATTATCGTCATCATCATCCGTGTCCAGCCCGGTAAACGTTACGCTCGAACCGGATACGGTCATGCTGTCTGCGATAATGTCGTCTGCGTCCGGCGACGTCTGGGCCATATCCAGACCGGTACCGGATGATGTTCCACCGACCTCCGTACTGTTGACCCAGTTTTCACTGCGCTCATCACCGGAAACGTCCGCGCCTGGCGGGTAATGGGTGCTGCTGAATCCCGGTAGCGTTGAAGCTGGCGTACTGCCAACCCTGATATCGCCATTGGTATAAATCAGATCACCGACACCGAGACACAGCAGCATCTGGACGCGCATTTTCGTAGGATCAGCGGCATCAAACCGGGTAACCGGCTGCACCACATAATCAGGGTAGATACGCACCCGGCCAAACACCTCACGAATGGCATCACCGAGTTTTGCCGTATTTGCCTTTGCCGGGTTCAGGTCGAGACTCCGCCCTGTGGATGAGGTATAGCCGCCCGTATCGATGTTGCTCATCATAAAGTACGAATAGGCTGCAGCGGCAACGGAGATACCGACGCCGATCCACGCGATTGTGGCGGCCTCCAGCCCGAAGGGAACCGGATAAAGCCTGACATCACTATCAGGGCGAATCACACACTTAGCCCACTCGCCTGGCGGAATTAACAGCCCCTCAACCTCAACGGTCAGCGGTGGGACATCCCGATCCTCGTAGCCTTCAACATTTGCCACCAGCCAGCTGCGAATACTGGTTACACCATGCTCATGCGTTTCGAGTGGTTCACCGGGAAGCCGGGACGGGTAAAAACGAATGGTCATTGCCAGAACTCCACTTTGACAAATCGGCGCTTAAACCGCGGCAACGGCAGAAAGGTGACGTTCGTACCCGGGTTGCATTCCGCCACATGCAACAGACCACCGATACTGACCACGATCCCTACGTGGGTGACGGTCGACCCGGAATAACAGGCCACCCCGGCCCCTTCGCAGGGTTCGCAGCGCTCAAGGGTAAGCATCATCCTGCGCGCTTCCCGGTCGAGGCCGCCGTCGTCTTTGGTGACCCCTGCAAAATCGGGCCAGACGGGTAAATTCAGGTCGCGGCGTATCTCGTTCACAATGCCGAAACAGTCGAGTTGCGGGTATACGCGCCCGCCCTTCAGCCAGGTGACTGAACGGTATTTATCAGGGTTAAACATTGGGATTCCTTAGCTGATATAACGCAGTCCGGGGAATACAGGGAGCGTGTAGCGGTATCGCGGCCAGGCGGTATCGAGGATATTCATGTAGCCCGCAGTGATCTGCACCTCTGTCGCCGTCCAGTAACCAGACTTGATTTTCAGCGTATACGGCACTTCCGCAGGGGCCGCTAAATCCGTGGAGATATAACGCCGGTACGTCAGCGATGCAGGCAATCTGTTAGCCAGGGCATTGCGGATCGCCGTGGACACAACACCATCGATATTGCACAGGGCAAATTTGAGGTCCTGCGTGCCGTCCGCATTGCGCGCCGGCAGCGCAATGTCTATCGCACAGGCGGTAAACGTTACGGTATCGCCGTTCTCCGTCGTTGCCGTGATGTTCTCGTAACCCTGGCACAGATAATGGACGTCAGAACCAATGGTGATCTGCAGCGTCTCAATGATCACCTCCGGCCCGCTGCTGGCGTAGAGGCGTTTAATCTGCGTCATGCTTCGGCCACTCCTTATTCAGCGCAATATCCAGCAGTGAGCTGCCGACGATCCATTCCGGGTAATTACCCCATGGGGCAGGAGCAAGGGGGCGTTCCCATAATTCAAGCGTCGCTGTGTACTTCCAGTAAATCGGGGCCACCAGCACCGGTCCCTGATAAATATCTGTAAAGCGGCATTTGTAAAACTTAATGCCTGCCGGCGTCTGCAGCTTCATCATGAACCATGCAGCCCCGTCAGATAACGCATCACGGAACCAGGACTCAAACGCCAGTCCCTGCGCATCGGTTTCCATAAACCAGGTGATGCTGGCCTGCGTCGGTGTGGACGTATAAGCTCGCCTTTGCCGCGCGCGGCCGGTAGTTAACTGGGTTCGTTTTAACGGGCTTACAGGCTGGAATCCGTATCCTTCCTGTAATGGCATCGGAAGACTGTCATGCGGGTAGTAGATATCAGTCATCACTCTAACCCTCTGCCTGAATATTTACTGCGCATTGCCTTACCAACTTTCCCATCTCCTCTCAACAATTGCGCAGCAACCTGATCCAGGGCTTCCGTTGTCGCCCGCTTCTGCGTTTGAGCCATGGAGAGAGCCATCTGATCAGGTGTCACACCGGGCGGCGTATGGAAATGCTGCTCAATGGGAGCATGGATGGTGGTCTTGCTGCTGTTGTCGCTGTTAACGTTCTGGACACCAGTACCAAACCCTGTACGCCCCAGAGTTGCATCAAGCGGTTGGCCATTTCGAAGTGCCTCAAGCTGAGACACGCCGATCCGGTTCGTTGACGCTTGGTCGAAGACGTACTCTCCTTTGTGAACAATACCCGCTGGCTGATACTTACCACCGGGGCCTGTGTAACCGCCGGAGGCGAAGCCAGTATCAGCAACCGCTTTTATGTTAGAGACGATATTGGCGGTCTCCATAGCAACCGTTGCCATAGCCATCAAATTTGACGGGAAAGGCAGACTTGCGGCCTGGGCGATACCCGCATTGATTGCCACCATAGACTGTGCGATCGCATAGGCTTTACTGGCTGCGAACGCTGCTTTGTAAATACCGGATTGCTGACCAAAACCATCGGCCAGAATACTCAAACCACTGTCCATCATGCTTTGCGTAGTACTGGTAATGATGGCGTNTTTTTGGGCCTCTATAACCGCAGCAGCGTTTGCAGCATCGGCGCGAGNTTTTTTGCATCCTCGCTTCACCCTCAGCGGTGATTGCACCAGCCTTTTTGTAAGCCTCTTCCTTCCGGGCAAGCCAGGCATCCAAATCTTTTTGTGCCTGATCGAGTTGGCTATACTGCTGTTGCATTCCGCCAAAAGTGCCTGATAGCTGGCCGCCTGTCGGCGTGGTATTACCCACAACATCACGAACCGTCGAGGGCAGTTGCATATCGGTGTTTTGATAAATATCTGCCCGTGTTTTTTCATATTCACCGGGTTTTAGTTGCCCGGTTNGCTTTGGCTTTCTCCAGCAGTTCAAGACGGCTTTTAAGCAGATCGTTGGTCCGCTCATCCTTCGTCTTTACCTGTTCCTGCATTTTCCGGTAATCATCCAGGGTTTTTACGGAGTTTTGCAGTGCCTCCTGCTGCTTATACGCCTGGAGGATTTCATCTGAACGGGAAAGGATCGATTTCTGGTCAGCGGTGAGCTGCGTTTTAGATTTGAGGTCAGCAATCTGTTGCTCGAACTTGATTCGCGCCTGTGTCGCGCTGTTAAGCTTGTCACTGGCATCCAGCTGGGACTGCATGGCAGCAGTCTGCTGGTTTATCTGATCAAGCAGCCGGGTTGCTGCGTCCTCGGTATATGCTTTACCCTTTGGCGTCTTGGGTAATTTCGGGTCTTTGTACTTTTCGTTGATATTGGCGCGAAGTCTGGCTTCTTCCTCTGCGCTGATTGACGTGCCTGCAGCCCTTGTTTTTTCCAGAGCTTTGGTTAGCTTATCCTGTTCCCTGGTGCGCTTTTGGGCGTTAGTTAATGTCTGTTCGGTCAGTGTATTGATATAAGCTTGAGCTTTGATTCCCTCTTGCTGCCTCTCATTGCCAGCATTATAGATCCCGTTAATTGTGTCCTGAGCCATTTTCTCGGACTGCAATGAAGCTAGTCGTGCTTTGGCAGCATCGACCCCCTTTTGAAGCATGGAAAGGTCGCTAGACTTCCATGCTCCATATGGCCCAGCATATTTTGATTGTCCGGCACTTAAATCAGAAAATGACTTTTGCGCCCTACCCAGTTCGTCCTGAGCTTCTGCTATTTTTTGCTCTATAGATTTTTCACGACCTATATCAAGCATGGCATCCCAGGCACCTTTCGCGGCATCACCCAACCATTTCCATGCCTGCTCCAGTGATCCGAGGTTACCCTGAATCTGGTCAGCACGCTGCTTCATAGTCGCAGCATACGTCTCTGTTGCCAGTCTCGCAGCCTCTTGCTGATTACCCTCGTCCTGCAACGCCTTAATCTGGTTGTAAGTTGCCAGAGTCAGGAAGTGATATTTGTCGTTCAGTTCTCCTATAGCGGCTACCGGGTTTTGTGCAATTTTCTCGAAGTCTGCCACCATGCTATCGATAGATTCATCGGTCGCATCGTTCATTGCGACAACGGCCTCTGTGACAGTCTGCATTGAACCTGTAGCGATTTTACCACCAGAGACAATACGGTTTAGTGCCTGAGCGGCGGCGGCTGTGGTATTCCCTGTATTATCTGCGACCGATCTCGCCATGTCTGCCAATTGCCCGGTGGTTACCCCGGCAATATTCCCGGTCAGGACAAGGGACTTATTGAACTCCTGTTGCTCCTGGCTGNCCTTTGTACCAGGCATATGTGAGAGTACCCACAACTGCGACAAGAGCGCCGATCCCGATAGTCATGGGATTAAGAAATCCAGTCAGTTTTTTGGCATTCTCTGCATTTTCAGACAATGAGTTAGCGTTAGCTGACAGGGAATCGCTTGATTCATCGGCGGCATCTCCGGCCCCCAGCAACTGCTGTTTTATGATCTCGAACAGATTACCCCAACCGCCAAACGAATCGGCGATCTGCGAACCCTGCTGCATGAAGATTGTGAACAAAGGCATACCGCCAGCCNAGGCCAACAGCAATATCATTCAGCTGAGCGGGGAGCAACCGCATGGCATTTTTATACTGCCCTGCCGAGATGGCCCCATACCGCATTTCATTACTGACCTGATTGAGCCCTTTCTCCGTCAAATCCAGCTTATTTGAAAGCTCTGCGTGGTATTCAGGCGTAAGCAGCCCAGCGTCTTTGGCTGCAGACAGTTCAGCTCGCTGTTTCTTGATTTTATCTAACGCAGCTGAGAAAGGGTCGAGTTGGCCAACTAATCGCTGCAACGAAGCACGCTGCTCTTCCTGAGCCTTTACTGCATCACGTTCTGCCTGCGCTTCTCCGTTCAACTCACGGCGGGCTTCGGCAATTTTGGCACTGTAGGCATCATACTGCTGGATACTAAGCGCACCACTATACGTATATTCGAAAATTTGCCGCTGCTGCTCGTCAAGAGCCTGTAATGCGTGGGTTACGGGATCAAGGCGAGCCTGTAATTGCGTGAGAATTCGCTCTTGCTGCGCCTGTTGCGCTGCTGAATCCTGAGCAGCTTTCGCAGCTTCTCTCTGGGCCTGCGTATACCCAGTCAATTCATCCTGAGCAGACTGAAGACGATTGCGGGTTTGATCAATGATGGAACTGTAGTGGCTGAATTCCTCAGCCCCCAGCACACCAGATAGATTTGCCTTTTTCAGCCGCTCCATTGCTTTATCCAGCTCATCAAACGCTTTTGATGTAGGATCCAGCTTATCCAGTAATTTTTCTATTTCTTCCCGCTGCGACCTTGTTGACTTCGCATTTTCGATAGCGTGTTTTGGTCCAACCTTAAGATGGGAATTCAGATCTTTAGTAGCTGCGGAGAGATTATCCGTTGCAAACTCAGCTTTTTCACCCTCTGCCGTTATTTTGTTTAAAGCACTGGCTAAACTATCCGCATTCTTTTCTGCTCCGGTGCTATCGAGAATAATAGCGAGGCGGGATGTTTGTTCAGTCATTTACCTTTCTCCGGGCAATAAAAAACCCGCGAATTAAGCGGGTTAGGAGATATTTAAACAATGATAAAAAGCCCACCTGAGTGGGATAGTTACGACATATGCGCACCTAACTTATGATTCGGAACACACTTTAATAGCAGGCTCTGATAGCTTAGGGTCAATTCCATCATTGAGGACTGTCCAATCTGCGACTTCTTCTTCATATTCCAAATCTTTCAAACCTCCGCTTTCATATAACGACTTGAGATTATCTAAGTTATTCTTTTCTCTATCGTCTATGCTTGGAATTTCAGCCCACATAAATGATTTCGCTTCACGTATTGCTTTGGGATATGTCCATTTGACAGCAACAATATAAACATCACCCTCTTTTCTTTC